ATCTAACCATTTTTTAATTTCGTATTTTAATATAGTTTCTGAATCTAACAATAAAAGTTTTTCGTCAAAGTTGCCTTGTACAAATCCTTTTTCAACTTTCTTAAGAGTTTTGTTTAGGTCAACTGTACTATCTACACCTATACCTGCAAAATTTAATGATATAACTTTGTTTAAACTATTATAGGGAAGTGTTCTGCTATAGTATACTGTATTTCCCATATCAGCTAATTTTTTTAATAATACTGAATATTCATTATCAAAGTAAGACTTAGATATATTTGAAAGACCACTATCAAATATCATAACAGCTTCAGCACCTGCGGTTAACTGTTCTTCAATGCTATGTCTTAAAAGAGGTGCTAGTACTTCCTTTAGGTACATATGCTTAAATTCGTCACTTACTTCTTCATCGCCTACAGCATAATTTAATATAGTCCAAGGGCCGCCTACAAAACCTACTAGGCTCTTTTTATATGGAAGTGCTTCTCTAGTTGCTGTAATTGCTTTGGATTGGAAGTTTAAAAATTTTAATGCTTTACCTATGTCTTTATAATCTACCCAGTTGTCCTCGTCTATGTTCCATTCAAACTTAGGACCAGGATCAAATTTTAATGGTAACCCCAAACCTTGTAAGTGGAATAATATATCACTAAACAAAATTGCTACATCAAAATCAAATTCATCAATGGGCAACATTGCTGTCTGTGCAGCTAGTCTTGGAAGTTTACACATTTGCTCAAACGTCCAAGATTCTTTCATATCCATATAAGATGTTTGATAGCGTCCTGCTTGCCTCATCATCCAAATCGGAGGACAAGACTGGTCTGCCCTGTTTAGGGCATTTTCAAATAATTTATTCATGAAATTATTTATGCACTAGATCTTTTCACCAGCTACGAAACCACGAAACGTTTTGAAGCGTGGAAAACGTAGACTGTATGTATCACTGTCTTGCGACTTAGTTCTTGCGTCAGCTCTAATCTCTACTAGCTGACCAATGATACTATCACGTTCAGCCCAGTACTCATCACGTTGAGCATCAGTGAAGCCGCTCCCACAGTTAAGGCGATAATTGTATCCATCGTCTTCTCCTTCTACTATTACGGCACCTAGTCTTCCCGCATTACGTCCAGTGCCTTCCTCGACGTCTACGACAGTTAATGTAATCTCAATAAACGGTTTTGCTTTAAGCCAAGCATGTGTTCGTTTGCATTCGTAGGGTGCATCAACATCTTTGATCATAACCCCTTCGTAACCACCGTCTACAGCCGTCTTATTAAGCTCTACAAAGCGTTTGTTGCCTTCTTCAGTACTAAGGTCTACCTCTTCCCATTCACACGCTGTAACGTGCTTTAAAAGGTCTTCGTTCTCTAGCACCCAATACTTGACTAGGTTACTACGATATGTTTGTGGTTTATCCCAACCACCTTCTAAAAAGTCTTTCAACGGAATAAAGTCAAACAAGTGTAGTACACTATCAGTTGCGGCTTTACCATCTTTTCTATGCACTTGCTTCATAAGGTCTTGGAAGTCTTTGCTCATTACTTCACCATCAAGTACACAATCATATGGACTAGGCTTACGTTCTAGTACACTTTCAATCTCTGCAATGATGTGCGGAAAGTTATGAAACTGTTTTCCGTTACGACTAAACAGTTCTACCTTACCTGCTTTACATACAGCAAGTACTCTTACACCGTCTAGTTTAACTTCAATTTGTTTTTTGCCTACCATCTTTTTTTCATGGTTAGCTGAATCGTGTGCTAAGGCACAAGTAAATGTAGGAATAGAATACTGTGGAAATTTCTTAGCAATTTTGTTTACAGTCTTTTCACTTACACCGCAACGTAGGTCCTTAATTAAAATACGTCTGTAAAACATATTCCATTGTTCTGTAGTTGCTACACCCATTGCTAGTTCAATAGCGTCACGTGCCGCATGTCCTGTAAGCTCTCTGGCAATAAGTTGATCTGCTAATGTTTTAAAGTTTTCCCATGATAGTCCTTGACCTGTAAGTACATCGTTTCTTTCAGGTACTTGTTTCACACCAAATGTAACAAGCGGATCTAGTGCCATTTTGACACCTTCAAAAAATTCATCTAAGCCCTCATTCATTGCTTGTTCTATGACAGCTTCTTTTGCTAGTCTTGAATTATCAGCTTCAAGTTTTTCTATAATATCTTGTGGTTGTGTTCTCATGTGTGCCTCTCTGTTAATGCCTTATTGTCTATACAGTATAGCATCATTATTTACAATGTCAACCGAAAATGGACACCTAGGAGGGAATCGAACCCCCATACACGGAGTTGCAGTCCGTTGCATAGCCATTCTGCCACTAGGTGTTGGCACCGGTTGTAGGATTCGAACCTACTCAGCTCACGCACTGGTTTTGGAGACCAGCCTACCTCTCCAACTGTAGCGAACCGGCATAAACAAGAAAGCCCCTAAACAATTTCTTGCTAGGGGCTTCCTAAAATAACTTTTTTTATAAAGTCACGTCAAGACATACCCCCGGATGGTGGCCAACATAATTGTGTTCTGATAGTCTTTGACATGTTAAAAATTCCTGTTTCCTTATTATGTTATTACTATAACACCTGTATTTATAAAGGTCAACCCCTAATTTACAGTATATGGATCTAAATCTAAATACTTGCCCCATTCTGTATAGTAATGACGCATGCCTACTTCATCATGTATGGTTCCATTCTCATGTCTGCCATGTAGTATGCGTCTGTTCTCTGTGCCTTCACGCATAGTTGTCCCCTGTCCTGCTACACCAATTAGGTCTTCGTGTAGGTTACGTCCGAACGGTCCCCATATGCTGTTGTGATGTTTGATACGTGTAAGTCTTTCTTCAGGTGTGTCTTTGCGTAGTCCATAACCTCTAAACTCTATAAGCACTTTGTTAGGACCTAATGGAGTTACTGAGTCTGAACGATATGCACTCCCGCGGAGGTTAAAGTTGAAGCCCGGGAATAGGTCGACCATGTACCACTGGTTGGGCGGCAGATTGGGAAAAGATAACTCCCCTCTATCCTCAAAGCCGTCATACTCAGTATAGTTAACAGTAAAGCTAGACACGTTAACATGACCATTATCAAAAGGAACATTTTTTCTAGCAAAGTATTCATCGTTGAATCCTGACACACGATTAAAGTAGTGCATGAAGTCGTGATAGAATTCACTGTTGGTATCATGCCATAACTTGTAGTTGGTATTTATGATTGCTTTGTGATAGTGAAACACTTCCATTTCTTCTGTGTCAATAGCATCTGCAATACAATCAAATGCTCCTGCTGTCCATTCCTCAACACTTTGCGTTGGATTAGGATCTAGTGTTACCCATACCATACCTCCGTGCTTTACTTCACAATGCAACTGTGGCTCAACAGTTACAATAGGTGCTCCTAGCGTACCACTAGGACTGTTTATGCCATAGTTACGATATGCTCGAACACCATCGCCTGTGTTGTATGCAATAACATTCACACCTGCTATCTGTGTTGTTCTAAAGTTACCAAGTTCATACATTTCACTTATATGACACATAGGCACCCATACCTTTGAAAAGATTTGTTCTTGTTCTTGTGAAAATATTTCTGGGCTGTTGTAGGCTGTGCTACTGATTGATTCTACGTTTGGTTGTGCTAACCAATTTTTGTGATTACGTGGTGGCATGACTTCTCCTTATGCTATATTTAAATTATTATAGCATAAAAAAATGTCAAAGTCTAATAGTGTGTGCCTATTACGTTATAGTTGGCTCTAGGGGAAGGACTCGAACCTCCACGGTAAATACTTTGCGAGTTATCTACCACACAATAAACAGTTGTGCGTGTCTACCAATTTCACCACCCTAGATTAATTCTATTGTTTGTCTAGTGCGGCAATCATTCTTGTCATGCCTATGCCGCCACCAACTCTTTGAAAGAAGTCAAACTCTAAAAACTTTTCTAGTTCCGCTTCAACTCTTTCCTTACCGAACAATTCGAACAGTAGTTTTGAATATGCGCCATCTGTTATTGAGTGGAATGTATCACGCATCATATCAACATCACATGAACGTTCTGCTGAACCAATTGTCTCCATACCACCTAGTATGACATCCATCTTCTTAGCTGTCTTACCGTCATCGTTTCTAGCCATGTTCCAGAAAGGTGAAGTCATTTCAGGAAAATTTGTTATAAGAGTTGATCCAAAGCGTTCGAACATTTTAGTTTCATGTGTAGAATCCATTTCTATATTTTCACCAATTTGAAAATGGTCTTGCCATTCAGCATATGTCTTCTCTGTAAGTGCATCAAAGCCTAAGTATTCACATAGTTCTATTTCCATTGCTTTAAGATCATCTACACTACCTGGCATTTCAAATTCAAACATTGGAAATATTATATCGTGTCTACCTGGTATTGCATTAGGTTCTTGTCTGTAGGAAGTGGAGACACAAAAAAACCCCTTACTAGAGGGGCTACTTAATAATTCATGTTCTAGCCACATCTGGCCTGTTTGCGGCAACGGCCACACCTGGCCTGCGTAATTGTATGTTGCTACATTGAATGGATCTTCACATGCGGCAAGTATGCTTAGTCTGTTTTGTGTGTGGACTTCTAAAAATCCTTTATCCAAAAAAAATGACCTTAAAAGGCCAACTGTTTTTGTAAATTTATCTGGGGATATTAACTGTGTCATTTCTTTTTCCTTTTTCGTTAGTCAAAAAAAATTTGCTCAAAAAATTGAGCTTATTCTTTCATCGAATTATTTATCTCTTTGTGTTTCAACTGTTCCTTTTTCTCCGCAATGCGGACAATGGAAGGTAAATCTTTCAATACACAATTTATCTTCCATTGTAGCATATGTGAACCAGTTACTACATTTTGTGCAAGTTAAATGCCAAATAATTTCTTTGACGGCTTTGAACATGCAGATATTTATCTAGTAGAATTGACACTGAGAACAATTATTATATATAATAAAAATTGTAAATATTAATATTCCTACTACTAGCACAACTTGTTTATTCATGTTCGCCACCTGGATCGTTAGGATCTAAAGGTACTTTTTTTGCATTTCCCTTTTCGTCTCTCCAGATAGTATATGTTCTTGCTCTACCATGCGAGTTGTATCCGTTGAGAAAATTAAATGCTGTCGGCTTTCTTTTAGCTGTTTCAAATGTTGCAACAGTTACAGCAATAGCACCTAGTAGTAACGTATGAAGTATCATACTAAACACTCCCATATACATACTACCTACTATAATACCAAATACTGTACACCACATCCATGCCAATACCTGCATAATCATATGCCTTGTGCTAAAATCCGGAATAGAACTTAGAGGATTCCTTTTATCATCCATTACACTGTTCCAACAATCATAAATCCATTCTCTCATTGAGAAGACTCCTTTTTCAAATGTTACTTTCTTAGGGTAATGAGCATCTGCAGAATCACGGTAGTCAATAGCATCATAAACGTCCTTAAACATTTGTGACACCTTGTGCGTCTTGAAGTATGCTGTTACTCTATACA